CACGAGTCACTGCAGAGTTTACAGAGCAAATGAAATGCATGGGAGTGTGTACCGTGAGGCTAGTATGCCTTAGAAAACCCCGTGTGGCACGGGCTGGATGCCGATTTTCGCGACTGCTTAATCTTTGTCTGCTGGCGGATTGACTTCGGTGTAGTACTTGTCGACCAAGCTAAGCCAAGCAATCTCGTCCTTCTCGACTTCAGACTCTCCAAAAGTAAAAACTTGAGTTTGATATTCCTCCAGCGGAGTACTAACAATGATCTGAGTCTTATTGATTTTAATTCCAAGGCAAGCTTCTGCCGCTAGTTTGTATGCCGCCAGCTGCAGCCTTGTCTTTTTAACTTTAAAAACACCAGAGATAAGAGCTTTCTTAGTTTTTTCGTCTACGTTTGTTTTCTTGTTGGGGAACCTAGAGCTGTATGGTCCAGCGGAAGTTTTAAAGTCAGCCAAGATAATTTCAGCGTTGTGATCCATGTAAATCAGGTCACAACACCCTGCATAACCTTGTCTAGTTTTGTCGTCGTAGTAAAAAATCCTCCCTACGCCGTCCTCTCCGACATATTTTGACCATTTTGGTTGGTTGAAAGGTCGCTCAGACCAGAGCACCCTTCCTCCTTCCATTAATTCATCGATTTTTTCGGGAACCCCGGTCCAAAAAGGTTGATAGGACTCTGGTGGAACAACCCGTAAACCTCGAAGATGATTCTCAGTCGCCTCGTGGATCCAAGTTCCTCGCGCAGCTGCTTGGTCTGCGACGCCTGGATTCATGATGTTCCAGTGCGCTAGCTTCTGTTGAGTCTTAGCCGACTGAGTGCTACTTAAGATCGACGTAACTGAGGGGAGATAGTCAGGGACACCAGGGCACAGGTAGTGCCTAAGTCCGTTGATCGTCTTTCTGGTGTCCGACATTTTTAGAAAGATTCGAGATCGTTTTGGGGTGCTTCGTCTCGTTCTTCGACGAAGAACTCAGACTTTTGGTAGTCAAACTCCTTATTACGCTGTTCTAGTTCGTTGAGGAGACAAAGTCCTGCCGAATAAGAATCTGCAACAAGCTCTGCAACTTCGTCAGCCTTACGGGTGTTGCCGTCGTGGCCAACACACTCTTGTAGAAGCTGCGTACTCACCATGAGTGCAGCAATCTTTTCAAGTGCTTTATTTGTTTTCTTCTGCTCCTCTATATACTGACTAAGCAGTAACTGCAGACGTCCTTTCACTTTTTGAAAAAAGTTTGGGTCGCTGCCAGTTTACATCGAAGTCAATAATTGTCCCTCCACTATTTTTATCAGATCGATCGAACACGTACCACGCAGAAGTTACAGAGTCTTTTGCTTTGCGTTGATCAGCACGAAATTCAGGACGGGGGTTCAAAATTATTAGATTACTTAAAGTCGCGTCCTGTAAGAAGTCCACTCGTTTCCGCGTGGGCTCCAAGAAGCTCAGTCGATCAAGAACGATCAAACCTTTCTCCGCCATCTCGTAACCCGGCGTCAGGATCCAGTCGAGTGTGGAAGTATTACCTTGAGTGATCGCTACTGCCCAGTGAAACTTAGGTAGCGTGCTCCACCAGGTGAGATCTGTGTGCTGAGTTATATCTGTTGCGCGAGTGATCGTGTTAAGTCCGTTCTCTCGTAACTGAGCTTCTAGTTGACCATCCACGTCAGTCGGTAAGACGATGCTTCCCGAAAGCAAATCTCTTGTGAGAAGTGGGTTTAAAATCTGCGCAGGAACGTGGTAAAAGCTCATGGAACCTAAGGACGCCGTTCTCCGCTTACGGAATTATATGCCACTTGAATCGGAGATTTATCACATTAAGTTCATGGATAAAGCTAAGGCACTTGACGACGTAGATTCGCTTTACGAAGTGTTAGATATGGTTCACGCCTCGTATCTCGTCCATAAGCATCTGTTTAAGTCTCTAGCTAAACGTGCTTCTGAGGACGGATACGAGCTTCCTCCCCTTAAAGAAATTCTGAGCAAATAAAAAGACGGGTGTTTCCACCCGCCTTGCTTGGAGATCCACCCACCCCTGAGTGGAGCAGAGATCTTACACCTCTAGCCCGGCTGCTTTCAAGGCTTCCTTCTGTTCCTTCGTCAGCTCCGTGGGCTTCTCAGCCTTATCCTTCTCAACAGAAGGAGGCGCAGACTTAGCTTTCGGTTCCCCAGCACCGGGAGGGAGGGCACTCAAACCTTGCGGCTTGGAACCCTCGATAACTGGGTGAGCTTCGTCAAAAGCTGCCTTGATCTCCGCGTGGTCTGTTCCGAGAGGTAACTCGACCAGATTCGCACCGGAGATATGACTACGAAGAGCACTTGATACCAAGTCTCCTCCATCAGCAGTAAGCCAGCCTGCAATATCTTTAATGAGCTTTTCTTCGTCTTCACCTGCTACTGGCCGGTCCGAGAACTCTAGGACGTTGTAGTTAACTTTTCCCGTGTCAGCTCCTGTAGTCGGATCTGTCTGGGTAAAGCTGCGCCCCGAGAACTTTGTGGAAGTCACTACTTCCGCAACGTTGATCCGGTTGTTGTAAAGCGTCTGGAAGTAGGAAATAAAGTTCTTCTGAGAACTCTTACCGGAAATGACAGAAGTAGATACACATCTTGCAGGAAGCAAACGGTGCGTAGGAGTAACACCAATGTACGCAATGCGTATGAACTCCTCACGGGAGCGCATTCCAAGGTTTCCGTAGAAGGGAGTAAACCCGAGAAGTACAAACTCGATGGGAATTCCGTTGTCGTTTGAATCCGTGATGGCTTGATCCGGATCGTTGTCACTCTTCCAACGCCGCTGCTGCAGATCGATTCGGAGAGTATGTGGAGGGACTTGGCAGAGAATTTCATCCGCCGCAAACTTACCTGCGATAAATACCATGATCAGAGATTGAAGTCGATTGAACCAATAGCCGCTGCTGCAACTTGTCCCTTTTCAGGGTCTGCAGCTTTCTTGGGCGCGGACTTCGTGCCCTTGGGTAGGTAGAGAATTTGGTCTGCTTGGTAGTTGAGATACTGCTTTGAGTCCTTCTCACTCGTGGACACGCGACCTACAGCAATTGTGGGAGTGCCGTTAGGTAACTCAGAGAGCTGACCAGACAACTCGTTCCACGCGGTGAGTTTGAACCAGTTGGTTTCAGTCTCACCAGGAACCTGCCATGCAATCGACCGGTTCGTGACTGTCGATTCGCCAACTTCGTTTTCTTGCTGCTTCGGTCCGAGACCTCCGCAAGCCATGAAAGCGTTGATGGCGAGGATGTCGGAGAAGTTTTCTTGGCTGATCACAAGCATGGGCTGCATAACCAACACTCCATCAGGCGTGGGCTTTACAGGTCCAAGAGCTAAGACCTCTTGCTTTTCTTCAAGATCCTTGAGAAGACCGCCAACGTAGTGGTCTGCTTTTTGGATCAGTTGGACTTTGGTTGAGACTCGTTTGTTGGATGACGGTAGGGATTCCGCAATCACGTTGATTTTGTTGTCTTCGAGGATTCCCTTATCGGTGACCCTCACCCCCAGTAAGAAGACGTTCATGCTTTAGGGCTCTGTAGATGGTTGATCGATGGACTTTGAGTACCTCGGCAATCTGCGGAACAGGGATGCCTTGGCTTCGGAATGCTAAAACGATTCTCATGTCTCCGCTACCCAATTTTGAATTGTTTCCGTTTAAATAATTATTGTGATATGGGTTGATGCACAAGGGGTTACCACATGTGTTCTTTACCACACTGTCTCTCTGTATGTCCAAGTAACCGAGGATGAGCGGACGTATATAGAACCTTTTTCCCGTTGCATAAATGGACGGCACTCTGTTAGTTATCGATCCCTCCCATATGCAGCACTCTTTGTGCTCAAACTCGTTGAACGCCAGTCGTCTATACAGTTCGCTGAGTCTGCTCGGTTTGCTCTCTCCGTAAAGCAGCTCAGACTTGTCAGCCCCCAGGCTTCGAATGATGTCTAAAGCTTGCGCTTGAGCGTGGGCAGCATCTAGCGCTTTAATCCCCAACTGAGTCTTAGATTTTCCGCGTGAGACGAGAACTGAATATTCTTCAGAAGACATCGTTGGGTTCGAACCTAAGGAGAGTTGATCTCTCCTCAGGTTCCATTCGCTTGACTACGCGGAAGAGGTTAACCCAAAATTTAATCTCAGAAATCAATGATTTCATGAGTTGTCAACCTCAACGACGACGCTTGTTGCCTCCCTTCCGCTTGTTGTTCTTCTTGCGGCGGTTCTGAACTGCTTTAGCTTTCTTAGCTGCGCGGACGACCTTGTTGACATCTTTCAGGTTCAGTCTCTTGCCAACGTTAGCTCGTTTGATGATTTTTTGTAATTGCTTGTCGCTAGTCTGGCTGCCCGTGGCCTTCTTAATTTCACGCTTCAGCTTTTGCTGAATCGAGATGCCACTCTTGGGCTGAGGGTTGGTTGCCTTTTTTTGTTGTTGGTTACCACCACCTTGGTTTTGGTTACCACCACCTTGGTTTTGGTTGCTTTTTCCTTGTGCTTTGTTTGAAGACCTGTTGATCAGATAGTTGGTAAGTTTCCTGGCGTCATTTTTGGAGTCAAAAGATCTGATCCCAGCGTTACTGACCAGATTGCCAATCCGGCGGTCGCTAACTGCAGTACCAGCATTCTTGTTGCCCGTGGCTGTGCGATAAGCGTCAAAGACGTTCTTAGCGTCGTTAATGCTGTCGTAGGTTTTAACACCAGTGTTGAGATCTCTTAAGCCTCGGACGGTGTTTTGCTGGCTGCCGCCTGCGGTTTGAGACTCTTGACCACCAGAAGGTTTTGACTGACCACCACCAGAAGGTTTGGTTTGGCCGCCTCCTTTACCCATAGCGTCGAACTTCTCCTGAAGTGCGCCGCCGATCTGTACGCCTGCTCCTCCGGCGTAATCTTTGATCTGTTTGTCGGTATATCCGCGATTAGTTAACTCTTCGTAGTCTTTCAGCCCCAGACCCTGTGAACCGTAGTCAGCAGGGTTGAAGTTGGCTGCAATACCACCGTCGAGACCGAGCCTGGCTTGGAGTTTGCCGCCGATCTGTACGCCTGCTTTTTCAGCGTACTTTTTGATTTGCCTGTCGTTATATCCGCGTCCAGTTAACTCTTCATAGTCCTGCATTCCCAGACCAGCTGCACCGTAGTCAGCAGGGTTGAAACCACTGTCCGCGATTGACTTAAAACCAGGAGTAGTTACATCTTTGGGTCCCTTACCGCCTCCTTTACCGCCTCTACCGCCGCCACCTTTACCACCTCTCCCGCCGCCGCC